ATCACCGGGATCATGTGTGCAGTGGCGGATAAGAAACTGTCGAGCGCTGTGGGGTTCAAGGGAATCTGCAGGAAGGTGCTGATCTTTGCGCTGGTAGGTATCGGGCATTTACTTGATACACAGGTAATCGGGAGCGGGAGCGTTTTAAGGACAGCAATCATTTTCTTCTATATCTCCAATGAAGGATTGTCGCTGGTGGAAAACGCGGCATATCTGGGACTTCCGATTCCTACGAAGCTGCACAAGGTGTTAGAACAGCTCCATGACAGGGCTGAGAAGGAAGATGAGAAAAAGGATGGTGAGGAATAATGGCATACACGAACAGTTCTATGGTGGCTTATACGAAGCTGAGTCCGAACCATTCCGGGCAGAGGACGATGGCGATTGACAGGATCACGCCTCATTGTGTTGTCGGTCAGTGTACGGCGGAAGGTCTGGGCGACTGGTTTTATAAGAGCAGCACACAGGCATCCAGCAATTATGGCATCGACAAGGACGGACGTGTCGGGATGTATGTGGAAGAGAAAAACCGTTCATGGTGTTCTTCTTCCGGGGCGAATGACCAGAGGGCGATCACGATCGAGTGCGCATCCGATACTACGGAGCCTTATGCTTTCAGGGATATCGTTTATCAGAGACTGATCGAGCTTTGCATTGATATCTGTAAGAGAAATGGCAAGAACAAGCTGATCTGGTTCGGAGATAAGAATAAGACGTTGAATTATTCTCCAAAGAGCGGTGAGATGATCCTGACTGTTCACAGGTGGTTTGCGAATAAAAGCTGTCCGGGAAACTGGATGTATGCCAGGATGGGTGATCTAGCTGAGAATGTGACGAAGGCTCTGCATGGATCGGATTCAGGTTCCGGCAGCGGTTCCGGTTCCGGAGGCAAGGAAACCATCAAGTGGTATCGCGTCCGCAAGAACTGGGCTGACAGCAAGAGCCAGAAGGGTGCTTATAAGATTCTGGATAATGCAAAGAAGTGCGCGGATCAGAATCCGGGATACAAAGTGTTTGATTCAGACGGTAAGGTTGTGTATGAGCCGAAGGAGGCGGAACCTGCTGAGAAGGTATCGTTTCTGGTGAAGGTCAGTATCTCCGATCTGAATATCAGGAAGGGCCCGGGGACGGATTACGCAAGGGTGAAGTTCTGTCCGGTCGGAGTTTATACCATTGTGGAAGTAAAGTCCGGGAAGGGCGCTTCCGCTTGGGGAAGGCTGAAGAGTGGAATCGGATGGATAAGTCTGGATTTTGTGAAGAGAGTTTAAGAATGACGGTCGGTGGAGATTGATTTCTCTGCCGGCCGTTATTTTTTTGTTCTGTCTCCGGTCAAATTCATCATAATTGTCCTTACATAGCTGGGAAGGGAGACCTTCTACGAAATACAGGAGGTGTCACCGGCTATGACAGAAGAAGAGATCAGAAAGAGAAATGAAGAGCGGCGTGCTAAGTTGGATGATGTAAGCCGCCGGAATATGGAGAAGTGTGCTGCTTTCATTGCACGGATGATAGAAAAATATGGTAGAGAGGTGCTGGCCGAGATTGAAGAGGAAGAACGGCAGGCAGCCGCCAAACAGAATTCAGAATCGCCGGTCACAAATTGAGTGTACCGGCGATTTTTTTATTGAAGTTTTTCAAGATTCGTGCTATATTGTAATTCAAGACAGATATACTGTTGTGAGGTGAGCAACCGAAAATGAAAAAGAATAGAAATCGGAAAAAGTGTTACATTTACACACGAGTATCCACGGCTGCTCAGACCGAAGGTTTCAGCCTGGAGGCTCAACAGGAGCGGCTTTATGAATATGCCGAGTATAGAGAATTAGAGATTGTTGGTGATTACTGTGATGCAGGTAGATCCGGTAAGAGTATTAAGGGCAGACCAGAGTTCCAGAGGATGATGGACGATATCATCAGCCAGAAGGATAGCATCTCTTATGTTCTTGTGTTCAAACTTTCGAGATTTGGACGTAACGCTGCGGATGTGCTGAAATCGATGCAGCTATTGACGGATTATGGCGTGGATCTCGTAAGCGTAGATGATGCCATTGACAGTTCTACTCAGGGAGGTAGGCTCACTCTTACGATTCTATCAGCTGTGGCTGAAATAGAACGTGAGAATATCACAGATCAATTTATGGCCGGCAGATTGCAGAAAATCAGGGACGGCAAATGGTCTGGTGGAGCGGTGCCTTATGGGTATAGAAGCGTAGATCGAGAGCTTACAATAGAACCATATGAAGCAAAGATTGTTCGAAAGATATTTGATCTCTATATGCAGGAAGATATGGGCGCTACGTCGGTAGCGGTGTATCTGAATGATGAGGGCTATTTGAAAAAGGAAGACGGTGGTGAAGACCAGAGACCATTCACATATGACTTTATTGTCAGCGTACTGGACAATCCCATTTACTGCGGCAAGCTTGTATTTGGAAGAAGGACAAATAAGAAAGGCCCCGATGGCAAGATCCTAAAACCGGATCCGAAGAATGCCGTAACTGCCATGGGTGTACACAAGACTATATTGACTGAAGAGGAATGGAATGCGGTTCAGGAGAAAAGAAAGCTTCTGTCAAAGAAGGATTATGAGCTGGATGATCCGGAGCGCATCAGTCTTCTGTCAGGATTAGTGAAATGCCCGATGTGTGGTTCTGGAATGATCCATATCAAGAATAAAAAGATTAACAAGAACCACGGCGGCAATTACAAGACTATACACTATTATGCCTGTAATAACAGCAGGAAATCCAATGGCATGACTTGTACTTTCAGGCATACGTATAATCAGGAGAAGATTGATAGCTCAGTTTTTGAAACAATAGGACGACTTGCTAGTACACCTGAATATAAAGCGGCGGTTACATCCAATCTGCAGAATCAGGCCACTGTAGAGCAGTTGGAAGAGAATCTTAAGCAAAAGCGGAAAGAACTGAGAAAAGAGGAACTGCAGAATCGTAAACTTGGAGAGGAACTGGACAGTCTGGATATTCTGGCGGATGACTATGAAAAAAAGTATAATCAGATCCTCCTCGATATAGATGTAGGATATGATAGGATTGAAGAGATAGAAAGAAAGATTCGTTCCATCATGCGAAAACTGGAGTCTCTGAGGCAGGGGTTTAAGGCATCAGAGAATATAGAGAAGATGCTGAAGCATTTCACAAAGCTTTATGAACACATGAGCTGCCAGGAACGTCGTGATATGTACAGACTCTTCATAGATCATATCGAAGTTCTTCCGGAAACACGTAAGGATGGAAAGATGCTTAAAAGCATATCCTTTAAATTCTCTACCGAGTATGGAGAGGATGGCCTGACACCTGAAGGTGATACTGAAGATAATATCTGTTTTACGCTGGACTGCACAAAGCAAGGGCTGACAAAAGCGGAAGCAAAGGCAACATATGCAGAGCTGAAGAAATATATATTTGAGACGAATTCCACAAAGGTTTCATCTCTGTATATTGCTCAGATAAAGCGTAAATATGGAATCGATATGGGAGCAAATTACAATTTGGCAGCCGATCCGGAAAAGCATGTACCGACCTGCCCAGCGGCGAAAGAGCAGATAATCATAGATGCTTTGAAGCATTTCAAGATGCTGGATCCTTCTGTTGAGATGGTGCCAAATAGTGAGGTGGTGGCAAATGAAGGCTAAAAAAGACAAATGTTATATTTATATGAGGGTTTCCACATCAATGCAAGTGGAGGGCTACAGTTTGGAAGCCCAGAAGGAAAGACTTACAAAGTTTGCCGACTTCCAGCACATGGAGATTGTCAGGGAATACTGTGATGCAGGTAAGTCCGGAAAGAATATTACCGGAAGACCTGAGTTTACACAGATGCTGCAGGATGTGGCTAATGACCGTGACGGGGTTAAATACATACTGGTATTCAAACTATCACGTTTTGGCCGTAATGCTGCGGATGTTCTTAATTCTCTTCAGTATATTCAGGATTTTGGTGTGAACCTTATCTGCGTTGAGGATGGTATTGACTCATCCAAGGATTCGGGTAAACTGACGATAACGGTTCTTTCCGCGGTGGCAGAAATCGAACGTGAGAACATTCTTGTGCAGACTATGGAAGGACGTAAGCAGAAAGCCCGTGAAGGCAAATGGAATGGGGGGCAAGCTCCCTTCGGATACAAACTTGATAAAGAGAATGATACCATCATTGTCGAGCCGAAAGATGCTGAAGTCGTTCGTATAATTTTCGAGAAGTATGTTCAAGAGGATATGGGGCTGGATTCCATATGTAATTATCTGAATCAGCACGGCTATACCAAACCGAAAACACGAACTCAGGAAATTAATTATTTCACCAGAACTTTCCTGGCACGCGTTATTGATAATCCGGTTTATGTTGGAAAGATCGCTTATGGCAAGAGCACTACGGAGAAAGTCAAGGGCACCAGAGATCAGTATCACCGGGTCAAGGTTGATAATCCTCTGATTGCTGATGGAAAACACGATGCTATTATCAGCGATGAACTATGGGAAGCTGCTCAGGCGAAGCGAAAGGAAATGGGCGTAAAGTGGAATAAGACACATAGCCTTGACCACGAACATATTCTTTCGGGTATTATCAAATGTCCGATCTGTGGGACGGGGCTTGCGGGAACCGTCCGAAGGCGAAAGAATAAGAAGAGCGGCGAATACAAAGATGATTTCTATTATCGATGTCTTCATAGAAAGAAGATTGATGACGATAAATTCTGTGACTATAAGCCTTCGTTGAATCAGGATGAACTCAACCATCAGGTCGAAGCCGTGATAACGGATATGATCAATGACGAAAGCTTCATGGGATATATCAAAGACAAGCTGGGTGAAAAGGTTGATGTCAGTGAGTTGGAAGGAGAAAGAGAAAAGCTACGAGGACAGCTTCGACAATTATCCGGAGCGAAGAAGAAACTGACAGATATGCTGGATGCCCTGGACGTAAACGACAGACACTACGATCGAAAGTATCAGGACATGCAGGACAGACTGGATAACCTGTATGACAAGATCAGTGAGATAGAGGATGCAATCCAAGATGTGACAGCGAAGATTAATGCTGCTTATGGAGAACATCTGACAGCACAGGAGCTTTACAAGGTCTTAGAGAATTTTGATGATATCTACTTCAAAATGTCAGACCTTGAAAAGAAGGAGTTCTACCAGAACTTCATAGAAAGCATAACAATATATCCGGACAAAAAGACAAACGAGCGCATCATAGATGAGATCGACTTCAAGTTCCCGATATATTATGATGGACAAGAGGGTAGGGCAATTCGGTTGCTCAACGAAACAACAGTCGAGACGGTATGTTTATTGTCCAAACTTCATGAAGCAAAGCATCATATCAACGTAAAGGTAGATATGGACGAGCTTGATCTTACAAGTGCGGAAGCGAAAGCAACATATAAAGAGATTGAAGAATGGGTGCAGGAGCACTACGGATTCCATGTGACAAACCTGAATATAGCTCAGGTAAAGCAGAAGCATGGGATTATAGAAAGAGAGAATTATAATAAGCCAAAATCAGAAAATAGCAGACAACCGGGATGCCCGGAAGAAAAGGTAAAGGCTATAGAGGATGCATTGAGACATTTTCAAATGATATAGTAGATATTTCAGCAGAAGGCTTTCGGGTCTTCTGTTTTTTTACCATTCATTATGATAAGAAGCCGTTCCTTATATTGATGTTAGAATGATATTCATTAAACTGTTGTTAAGATTGAAACTGGCATATAAGAAGGCGATATCCAGGGGTATCCTCTACTATACTATGAGGACAATGGTGTCTTGGATGGTACAGATAATGCCATGACAGGGAAGTATGTGCCACAGGGAGTATATACGATTGTTGAGGTGAAATCCGGTAAGGGTTCCGAGGCTGGATGGAAAAGTCTGAAGAGCAGTGCTGGATAAGCCTGGATTATTGCCAATGTGTGTAACTGAATATGGTTTGAGAGGATGCCCGTGGTTGTCTGGTCTTCAGATAATCACGGGCTTATTTTTTTATGGGTTTGGAATTATGCCAGCTTCTATAGCTATTTGGATCATTTGATGAAAGGCAGCATTTTTGCGTTTATATTCTGTGGAAGTACCCGAACTTTTGTTGCATACATAATCAATTAGTGCTTTTAAAAAGTCAGTATCAGATATTTCTGAACTAATGATAGTGGTAGGAACTTCGTCATTCTGCTCTTCGGACAATAGTCTTGTTCGAAATAATTGACCACTTGAAGACGGTTTAAAACCTTCATTCTCCATTAAGTCCATTGAAAAAATGCGAAGTGCTTTCCCAGGTGAAGTGAGCGGAAGAGCACTATCTAGTGTTATATAAATCTTCTTTTCTTCAATGTGATCAAGAGAAAGAGTTTTTGGATTTTGCATTTGAAACTTGCGATTATTATAGCAAGTGATTGCTTTTTTAATAGAGTCTTCTTTTTTGGTAAGGTCGTCAATATCTCCTGAATACATGAGCTCTAAATTGTATCGCATAACTTGTCTCCTTTCTTTCTTATAGTATAACCGAATAAGGCATAGAATGCAACAAGAAAAAAATATTTTAAAGAAATGGTTGACATGTTTTGATGGATATGATAAAACTATTTTACAGACAAAGTGCAAACTCGCATTATTTAATTAGAAAGGAAGATAAAATATGAGTATGTGGAATCCAACGTTAGTTGCAACAAGCCTAAATCTTCGGATTGAGAGAGGTCATGAGGCATCAGATTATAGGTTGTCAGGAGATGTGGCAAGATCCCAGCTTCAGTTCGATCCGGATTTTATATGCAATTACGAGGATATGGAAGGCTGTGCTTCAGACGAGTACGATGGAATGCTGGCGGCGGTATTTGTTCGTATTGCTGCAACAGACGATCGGCACGGTAGGGGAGTCTCTTGCTGGGTAAAACGTGATTACTCTGCGAAAAAGATATTTTCAATGACTTCACCTCACTTTATGCATATAAGGATAGTCAATGATGAGGATATAGAGATAAATCTACTGATATTGCGTATATTGGTTTCAGATTCTGGAATATCCGATTATAAGGATCGATTTGCGCAGTGGAGCAAAGCGATGCAATACGTGGACTCACTTACGGATAAAACAAATATTGTATTAGTAGGAGATTGGAATCATGGGGTTATTGGCGATTTAAAGTCATATAGCGGAAAATCACGCCAATACTTTAATTTCCAGATGATAAAAAAGTCGCTGTTAGACAGAAATATTCAGATGGTACCCTTGGCTGGATATAGCTTTAAAGGCTTTATGGCAATTGATCATTTGGCAGTATCATCTACAGTTTCTGCTGAGAACGCAAGATACGTGGATGGCTATGGAACTGATGAGTCAGAGATTGGCATCCCTGATCATAGCTTTATTGTTTCTGAGCTTAGAATTTGTGGGTGATGGATTATGCATAATAAAACGATTGCCGTTGATTTCGATGGAACGCTCTGCTATAGCCTCTGGCCTGGGACAGGAGAACCCAATATAGAGTTAATTGAAGAATTGATTATATGTAGAAAGAAAGGTGACAAGCTGATCTTGTGGACATGCAGGGAGGGGGAAGCGCTCCAGATTGCTATCGATTGGTGTAAAGAACATGGGCTTTGCTTTGATGCAGTAAATGAAAACTTGCCGGATGTTATCTCTTTATTTGGAAATGATTCACGTAAGATCAGTTGCGACTTGTATATTGATGATAAATCATGGCTACCGAATCAACGATTAAGTATAGTATAAGGGGAGAATGATCAAATGACAAAGAGAGAGGCTATAAAAAGCTTTGGGGATTATATGAAAAACCACAATATTGCAAACGTTAAGGATAATGATGACGGATGCATTAGGTATACCATTAAGTATAGAGCGGACAATGCGCCGGATGGCTATGTGGAGTCTTGTATTTGGTTCTACGAAGGAGATAATGCAGAAGTGCGTGTATATTATAACGCTACTGGAGCAGAAATCTGTAAACACAGTGACCATAGAGAAAGACTTCTTCAGCTTTTGAACTATATTAATGCTAGAGTATTTCTAAGCTGTGGAGATGCATACGGCCTGTATGAGCCTCATATGCTATATACTCCAAGAATGTATCTGACGGTTGATGATTGTTATGATTTGACGATAACAACGATAGTCAATTACGATTTCTGGGAGGTAGCACCTGTTGAAACCCTTGATTATATGACCTGCTATTGCCCGGAATTATTGGACAAGCTTTCTTATCCGGTATTCGGTGTTCTGAAAGGTGAGAACACGGTGGAAGGAGCTATTGAGTATATTGAAAACAATATTCTGAGGTAATAATTCATATGAGCTTTATATTTGAAGATTTAAATGAAGAGCTATTCAGTAGAGTGATTGCGTTTTCCTATAGTATCGGGTCTGGGCTGGGAGGTCCAGGCGCAATCATTATGCTTACAAATGATGGTAAGGAATATTTTGTAGGCGAGGCAGGCTTTGAAGGGAATTGGATTCAACCGGAAAAGACTTTTCATTTTATGGAGAATGCTTTCAATTCAAATAATACTGAATGGATTCAGATTAGCAAAAACTATGCATATGAGAGGATATATTTTCGGAAAGAACTTCAAAATGGATCCGACAGTTTGATCAAAGAATATTATGAGGACAATGAGTTTTGCGATGTATCATTCAAATGGGTGTCTTTGGTATGGCAAATACTTGGCATAGATCCAGATAATATTGAGCATATTGTTTATAACAAAACCAGAGCCAGAGAAATCGCCGAGAAAGAGGAAGCTGACAGAAAAAGGTTAGAGGAACATTTAAAAAAGGTGCTATTAAAACCGGATTCATTTGAGTGGCGAAAGCTATATTACGACAACTATATTCCAAAGGATGATAACTTAGACGGTTGTTGGCTCCTTCAAGGATATTATCTTCTTCTGTTTAAAAAAGTCGATACGTGTAGAGTTGATGGGCACATGATGACTATTGCATTTCAAAGAGAGCAGAGTTGTGAAGGTGAACATACAATTGATGCTAAAGTAGAAGCGTATAACCTTTTTTACCATCGATTTGAGGATGTGCGGGGACCGTTGGAATTACCAGAGTGCAAATATGAAAGTCCGATAAAAAATCTGGAAAATGCATTTGCAGGGTATCTTACATGCTACTGTGTTAATACACGAGACGAATTTATTAGATCATATAGTTCGCTGGAAGAAGCAAAAAAAGGAGCTATGTATTGGTTTAAGGTTCGTGGCGGAATTGATTGTGAGACTGCCATTCCTTACGGAACTAAGCGTGGTGATGAGGCAGAGATTCGTAAACGAGAAATCCGCGAAGCAGAACTTTATCTGATGTTCATCGAAAGATATGAGGATGTTATAGAGGTACTCAAAAAATATGATTACCCGGGAAATGCTGCTGATGAAGTGGCTAAATTGCTTAGAATTGATGGAAACGAAGTGGGATTCATATACAAAATGTTTAAGCCGGTTCTGTTTTCCACTACGAGATTAGTAACTATAAAGAAATTGGTAGGTGAAGGCCTGTGAGATATTATAACTTTGCACTGAATGCAAACGCAGAGCATATAAAAGAGAACACGACGATAAATCTTAGGGAATATGCCTATGAGAATACACTAGCCGCCGTGAACAACTACATGTTTAAGAACATGAAAAATGATATTACCTTCTTCGCATATAGAGAAGAAGGTAATTCAACACTTGCTGTTTTATCATATGATGAAAAGAAAATTGTACTCAATGAGGCATTCGCCTATATCGCAGAGATGTTAAGTAATGTCTTTTTAGTAACAAGAATTAAAAATGATCCTTATGAAATAACAATGTATCAAGCACTCGATTATTTTCTTGAAGCGAGAAGACGGGACTATATGAGTTTTAACAACAGATTCATAGAGGCTTCAAACCTATGGATCTATAACTATTACAATAGTGAACCAAAATCATTTCATTTTGATTTCAAAGAGAAGATTGTTCCGATAAAAAGCACATGCAGAAAGGCTATATATGACCAGTCATTTATTGATGAGCTTAAAAATATTGAAGAACATGAAAATGCGTCAGATTTCAAAGGCAATATGGTTCATTATGTTATATCCAGTCGGAGTGTTGAAGCTACAAAAGATATGACAGAAACCCTTATGCAGAGCTTGATAAAAGCAAAGCGTATAAGCAGTCAACGTATGGAAGTGATTAGTGAAATAGAACCAGATGTTTACCGCATTCAGAATCATCTTGATGAAATAATTGAGGGAAATCATGGAGGAGTGATTGTTTTGGATCTTACCGAAAAGTTCGGATGCGATCCTGTAGACTATACTCTGACCAGCAAGTATATTGAGAACCTATTGAAGGAATACAGAAACAGATGTCTATTTGTTTTTACGTACAATATAGATAATCCGGGCTTTTCATATCAATTATTGCCGCAGATTAAAAAGTACGTAATCCCCATTATGCTTCGTGAAGGAAGAGGTGATAGACGATCCGCCATAAACTATCTGAAAGCATTGATAAAGGAATCGGAATATGCGGAATATGCCGGGCAAGCTGGTGAGTTCATGAAATTGTATCCGGGAAATGATTTTACGCAGACAGACGTTCTTATGGCATATGAACAATTTGAATCTTGGTGCCTAAATAAGAACGTCATTCATGCCTATAATTTTGACTTGTCACAGGATTTTATATTGGATAGGGATGAATCAGCAGAATCCTCTTATGCAAGACTCAATAAGCTAATAGGCTTGGATATTGTAAAGAAGCAGATTGAAAACATTATTGCATCTGATGTTGTAGAAAAAGAAAGAAAAAAACGGAAGGGTAAAGATTATCAGACAGGATCTATGCATATGATCTTTGGGGGGAATCCGGGTAGTGCAAAGACAACGGTGGCAAAACTGTTTGCCGGTATTGCGAAGGAAAAGGGAATCCTAAAGAGTGGGGCATTTGTAGAGCGTGGAGGCATGGATCTTGACGGCTTGTGTTGTGTTACGGCAATCCGGGAGGCATTTGTCGCTGCAAAGGGAGGTGTCCTATTCATTGATGAGGCGTATTCCATGAAGAGTGATACGGCGGTAACTGTACTTATACAAGAGATGGAGAATCGCCGGGATGAAGTGATAGTTATATTGGCGGGTTACAATGAGCGGATGAAGGAATTCATGAAGATAAATGAGGGGTTGAAAAGCCGGATTCCGCACTGGATAGATTTTCCAGACTATTCAGCGGACGAACTTACAGGCATCTTCAAGTTGATGATAAATGAACGTGGTTTCAGTGCCACGGAGGGTGCATTAAAGGAAGCGCATTACATTTTTGAAAAGGTAAGGAAGACTGATAATTTCGGAAATGGAAGATTTGTGAGGAATATGATAGACCGTGCGGCACAAAACCAGGCGATCAGATTACTATCTACCGGAGAGAAAGCAGAAAATATCAGTGCCAAAGAACTATTCCGTATATCAAAGAACGATATTTGTATGTTAGAGGAAGGACATAAAAAAGAGAGACCTATCGGAACAGCCAAGAAAGAACTGGATAAAATGGTTGGTCTTTCTTCGGTAAAGAAAATCATACAAAGGGCAATTGCTCATTACAAGCTGAATAAGCTTTGTATAGATAAGGGAATTGTCAGAGGGAAAGCTTCCTTTCATATGGTTTTTTCAGGTAATCCCGGCACGGCTAAGACAACAGTTGCTAGGCTTTTTGCAGAGATACTGAAAGATGAAAAGGTATTGTCTACGGGCAATTTTGTGGAGGTGGGGCGTGCTGATCTTGTGGGTGATCATGTTGGATCCACGGCACCATTGGTTAAGAAGAAGTTTAAGGAGGCGCAAGGCGGAGTTTTATTCATAGATGAGGCGTATTCTCTTTGTGATGCATATGAAAATGGCTATGGAGACGAGGCAATAAATACTCTTGTTCAGGAGATGGAGAATCACAGAGATGAGGTGATCGTGATTTTTGCTGGATACACCGAGCCGATGAAACGCTTTCTGGAAAGGAATCCGGGAATGTTATCAAGGATAGCGTTTCAAGTTGAGTTTGAGGATTACAGTACGGAGGAATTGTGTGAAATTACAAGACTCATGGTGTCACAAAAAGAGATGACAATTACGGATGAAGCGATAAATGAGCTTAGGAAGTATTACGACATTATTCGTGAAGACCACGACTATGGTAATGGGCGTTTTGTCCGGAAGACTCTGGAAGAAGCTGAGATGAATCTGGCAGAGAGGTTGATGAAGCTTAGGGAGTCCGAGATTACCAAAGAGCTGATCACAACTATTGAAGTCTGTGATATTCCGGATCTGAGTACACGAAAACGTCCGGAAAAAAGAAAGCTGGGATTTGCCTGCTAGTAATGAGGTGATTTCAGATTGGAGGATAATGGATGTTTGAATTAATACCATCACAGTATATGCGTTCTTTGTTCGAGGATTTGGACTTTAGACTGACGGATTTTAATAAGGCAACTCTTATATGGAACAACGAGCTTCACGACAGAAATGAAAAGATCGCTGCGTTGGGGACTTTGCAGGGATTAACAACTGATGGGGTTTTAAAACAACAGATCAAAGAGCGACTCGAATACGAGGACAATATGTTTAAGACAATGATAAATAACAATGACGGGAAATATGTCTTTGCTGTTCTGGATGAAGATGAATATTGTTGCGGATTCTTTTCAGAATATGAGATGGCTCATCAATACGGTATTGAACATGCCCGCAAATACGAGGAAAAGAAATTTAAGATTGAGAAGCAGTTTATTATAAGAGAAGGACGTGATCTTATGGTTAGAGATGCTGGAAGAATGAATTGGAATATATTTCCGTCTGGAAAAACCATCGAAACCATTAAGTATGATGGAGATCCAGTATCAGATATATCATTCTCGGCTGACGGGAATATCAAAAATATCTGGAGCAATGAGATGGCTGAAGAAGCGGAATCCTTAGTGGATCCATATCGAACGGATAGATTTGAACATCAGTTTTTTCGTATACCGTTTGAAGGAACAATAGGGTGGACAGTGCGTGATATAACTGATGGAACAATAGGAGTGTTAATGCAAGATACAAAGGGGTGGCAAAAATATATTGATCGCAGTCTTTATAGAGACTATTCCGATATTCAAGTGGAAGTAGTATTTTTAACGCCACAGGGATGCTGGAGTCATGAACACATCAACCCTATCTATCTTGAACTTGATCATCCTCTTGGAGAATCCGCAAAGTCACTTGCCAAGGGAAGAGCTATGGAATTTCTTTGTGAATACCTAATTAGATTTGAGAAGGGTGTTGAAACCAAATGGTATGATGAACAGGCACTGGCGGCTGCTCGGGAATACCGGGATCTTTGTCTTAAAGAAATGATTGAAGAGGAAAAAAAGAAAAATGGAATAGTTGATCGAGCCAAAACAATAGAGGAACTGATTATTTAACTTGATATGACTGTAATGTTATTGTTATAGAAAGGCGTATATGAAATTCCGTAACAAGAAAATGAAGTGGAACATTGAAGGAAATTAGGAACTATGTTATAATATTCACCAATATGAATGTTATATAAGTGAATTTTAGGCTGGGAATATATAGAAGCACTTAACAATACTTACATATTTATAGGCTATATGTAGTGAAGATTATGTTACACAGATACTATTTCAGAAGATTGGAGGGAGATAAATGGCCCTTATAGATACATATCGACGCAATGTAACAAGGAAGAGAGATGAAATCGCTAAACTGACTTCAGAAAAGGCAAAAGAGAAGAATAAAATAGCCAAAGCAAGAACAAAAATTGACAGCGCAAATTCTGCAATTGGTCATACAAAAAACACATCAACTATAAAATCTAAATTGAGAGACATTTCCAATGCAGAAAAAGATATTACAGTAGCGGAAAAGAAAATCTCAGAACTGGAGAATAAGCTTTCTAAAGCAGAAAAAGATTTAGCAGAAGAACAGAAAAAAGTGGAGAGAGAAGAAGAAAAGATCCATAAGCAGCGCATAAAAGAAGAAGAAAAAATGCAGAAAGAAACACAGAGGCAAATTTTTGATTTGAATATAACTATGAATGCGCAAATTCAAGATGAAATACAGTCACAAATACAAGAACTAAAAAAACTGCCAGAAAACATAACGATACTTTTCCTGGCAGCTAATCCAATTGATACAACCTCGTTGAGACTTGACGCAGAGGCAAGAGCTATTCAAGAGACAATCCGCAAATCTGAGTATCGAGATACATTAAGATTCGAGACGAGATGGGCAGTTAGAACCTCTGATATACTTCAGGCTATAAACGAAGTCAATCCTGATGTTATTCATTTCAGTGGGCATGGAGCATTAAATGGTGATCTTGCATTTGAAAACATTAATGGAGAAATGAAATTGGTGAGTAAAGAAGCAATGACCCAAACAATCATGACACTTTCAGATAAGGTGAAATTGATGTTCTTCAATGCCTGTTTCTCATCAACACAAGCTCAGAGCATAGTTGAATATGTAGACGCAGCCATAGGAATGAATACTTCGATTGGTGATAAAGCTGCACTCGTGTTTGCTTCACAATTCTATTCATCAATCGGCTTTGGAAAGGATATTAAAACGGCATTCGATCAGGCAAAGGCAGCCCTGATGCTTGAAGGAATACCAGAGGAAACGACACCTGAACTATATGTTAGAAATTCGCTTAATGCAGAGGATCTTGTGTTAGTGAAACAAAAATCGATGTAATTATGTAGTTGATGATTTAAATGAATTATAAAGTGAGGTATCACTCATGATTATCAGTGAAAGAATTATAAAGGTTATGAAAGAACGCAATATGACTCAGGCGGAGTTCGCAAAGCAGGTCGGGATTTCAACCAGTACCATTAGTGAGTGGAAGAAGCGAAAGACAAATCCTACTGTTGAAAAGATTATGGATATCTGCAATGTTTTACAAATCACACCAGAGCAGCTTCTTACCGGTAAAGGAATTGAAGACGAGAGAGAAATTGCTGCCTCTAGTCCTGAGAGTAAATTCACTCCGGGCGATGTTCAGATGATTGAAGATTATCACAATCTTAGAGAAGAACAGCAAAAGAGACTTATGGCATATATGGAGGCTTTGAAAAAGATAGAGAGCCTTGAGGACATGTAAGTAAAAGTTTTATCTTATTTGAGTTAATAAATATATCCGAAGATTTTGCGGCCGATTATTTCGACCACAAAATATCTTGGCTTGAAAAGGAAATTCTTGAAGTCACAATTTGTTACTTCAAGACTGAATAGTTTGAAGAGGAAGATATTTTTTATGGAAGATACTAAGGAAATTCTTACGGTAGAATCAATTAGAAATTGTGTATACATAATCCGCGGACAGCAGGTGATGCTCGATAGTGATTTGGCATCTATATATGGGTATGAAGTGAAAAGATTAAATGAGCAGGTCAAACGAAATATAAACAGATTTCCGGAAGATTTTATGTTCCAATTGACAAGAGAGGAAGTTGATTTGGTGAAGTCGCAAAATGCGACTTCACGGAATGGTTCACTTTTTGAAGGGCAAGACGGTGGTAGGAGAAAGATGCCATATGCTTTTACGGAGCAGGGAATATATATGCTTGCTACAGTACTAAGAGGTGAATTAGCAGAACAGCAGAGCATTTTCATTATGCGAGCTTTTAAAGAAATGCGTCATTATATCCGACAGAATCAGCAGTTCGTTACCCAGTCAGAAATGAGCATGGTCACTGCTAAAGTTTCGGAGCTATCAGTGCAAATGGCTGGAGCAATTGATCATCAGAAGCTAACGGATAAAGCAATTGAAGATATACAGAAGAGTATTGATACCTTGAATGAAAACTTTGTTTCGGATAAGGATTTTAAGAATTTCATAATTTATAAAGGTCAGAAGTTTGAGGCAGATGTTGCTTACATAGATATTTATCAGCAGGCAGCCAAGTCAATTTATGTTGTTGATGATTATATGAATACGAAGTCTTTACAGTTATTATCGCAGAAAAATCCAGGGGTTGAGGTTATTCTTTTTACAGAAA